CGTATTACTGGTCGTGCGTTGAGAATTCGGGCAGCAATGCGTGGGGTCTGACTTTCGACTATGGCTTTCGGTACTACGACGGTAAGGTTGGCTATTCGTTTCGAGTTCGTCCTGTTACAGCATTTTAATCATTTTATCTCTTCACCTCTTTACCTCTTTCCGACCGCAGGTCGGTCAAGCAAGGTTGGGAGGTGGAGAATTACGAACAAATAAATAATAACAATATCACGAATAATTAGTGGCAATAAGCTAGAATATCTATGGCATTAGCGAAGGATTTACAGATATACAAGGATACCTTTGAATTAGTCGATAAGCTCACGGCTATGAAGGTTGGTTTTCCGAGAATGTATCGTTACGATTTAGGTGAGAAAATGACAAGCGTTGCTCTTGAACTTTTCGAGTACATTCAGCTAGCGAATATGTATTCGGATAACAGACATCAGTACATGATGGGATTTCGTGTCAAATTCGAACTTCTCAAAACAATCCTTCGCCTTTGCTTCAAGAGAAAACTATTCTCGGAGAAGCAAGCGGCAGATATTTGCAGATTGACAACCATCATCGGCAGACAGGCTACAGCTTGGGGAAATTCAAAGAAAGGTTAGTCCTGCTTTGAATAAAGCTAGAGTATAATTAGGTTAAGGCTTATTATAGAATGTGATTCTCCATAAATAATGGTCTCGCTGCTGTCAAGTCGCATCACCATTTGTACGGTGTAGTGAAGCAGCTAAGATGTATAATAAAGAGCGAGAAAATAGCGGACGAATTACTGGTCGTGCGTTGAGAATTCGGGCAGCAATGCGTGGAATCTGAATTTCGACAATGGCAATCGGAACAACAACGGTAAGGTTGACAATTCGAATCGAGTTCGTCCTGTTACAGCACTAGTTAGGAGAGTTAGGGAGATAATAGTAATGGTAAAGGCAGAATATATTATAGCAGCTTACGAAGACTGCCGTAAAGGTAAGGCATCATCACCAGATGCGATAAGGTTTGAAACATATCTGTTCGAGAATATAACAGACTTGGTTGAGAAGATAAATTCGAGGACTTATGAGCCGATGCCATCCATTACCTTTGTTGTCTCCCGGCCTGTTTACCGAGAGGTTTTTGCTGCTAATTTTCGTGATAGAGTTATTCACCATTATATTGCTCTACGACTAGAACCACTATTTGAGGGTGTTTTTAGTGATAGAACATATAATTGCCGTTGCGGCAAAGGTCAGCTCTATGGAGTAAGGCGGCTTGCGGCAGATATTAAAGAATGTTCCGAGAGCTTCACTAAGCCATGTTGGTATCTGAAATGCGATATGAAAGGCTTCTTTATGAGCATTCCTAGAGAAGAACTTGCAGACAAAGTAGATGCGTTTATTTTAGACAAATACAAAGGAGATGATATAGAAGACCTGCGCTACCTTTCTCGTGTTACCATTATGAACGACCCGACAAAGAACTGCATTAAACGCTCGTCTGAGGAAACTATGGCAAAAGTTCCACTAGGCAAAACGTTACGAGGAGCAAAGAAGAACCATGGTCTCCCTATCGGCAATCTTACAAGTCAGCATGACGCAAACTTCTGGCTCAATGATTTTGATTGGATGCTTGAGATTATTCTGCGTATCTATTATCATGGCAGGTACGTAGATGATTTCTTCTTGGTACATCAAGATAAACGGGTATTGTTAGCTTCTGTACCAAAGATAAGGAAATATCTTGCCAATATAGGCGTAACTTTGCATCCGAGGAAGATAGAACTACAATCCGTATATAAGGGTATTAAGTTTACGGGTATGGTTGTGAAGCGTGATAGAATTTATGCTAGTAATCGTATGGTAAGCAACTTTAAACAACTGGTGCATCATATGAACACATTGCCAGATAACTACACGATAGAGGAATTGCAGCACTACGTTTGTTCTATCAACAGCTATCTAGGGTTAATGAAACATTGTGATAGCTATGCTATAAGAAAGAGCATTATGTTGGAAATGGATTTGAGATTCTATAAAAACCTTTATATTAAAGGTCATTATGAATGTGTCCGTATCAAAAATAAATACAAGAGAGATGTAATTAATAGAAAGAAACTAAAGAAACGTAATAGCAAGTATTTCGATTTTCTAATGGATAATTACTATGAATCAGATAAAAAGAAGAACACTAGAGAGAATCCCGACCGAGAAGGAAATCAGCCCGCTTCTCGATGAAGGGTATGTAGTTGAGGTTTATATGAGAGACGGAGAAGTTGTTATGGAGACTGAAGAAACGTTATAACAATCTTGTTACCATTTTCTTCAATTTTGGTAACAAAAAATCGGTAACAAAACTTTCAGATTATTACTTTTTTATGAAGTTTAACACAAAAATATTCTCATTTTCGTTGATTTTGCGCAAAAAAGTGTATCTTTGCACAATAATTTAATTTAATTTAAATCAATCTAAAAAAAGAGATTATGACTAAAGAAGACGAAGACAACCTATTAAGGTGGTTGCAAGACAAGGACATCAGTGAGGTGATGGATTTACTGATGAAGCATTGTAACAGGTATTCAAGGAGGATTTTGAAGTTCTTCCGATGGTTCTGCAAGTACGTTCCGATTACGCTTATGTTATTCCACGCTTATGGAATGTGGGATTTCTCGCAGCATCCACGAGACATGTTCATCCCATACGCAGAAAATACGCCTTGCTATCTCTACATATATTTCATGACATACATTCTACCTATGGTTCTTATAGTGGCAAGCCGATTTTTCTTCTTGTGTTGGAGATACCGCATTCCCTTCTTCTACTTTGCAAGCATCAATGCGGCTCACATTGTTGAATGGAGCTGGTATACCACCAAAGATATGATAGATTCCTGCTTCACTATCATGGTAGTAACGGCAATATTCTATCTGTACTCTTTTGTGGATTTGTTTATAAGTCGAAGCAAGTTAGGACGTAAAATCTGTGCATAATGGGAAAGATACTAAATTATAAGTTGCTCGGCACGGCTTTTAAGTCGTTGAGTGACGCTTGCTTTAAGGCTGACGAACAGCAGAAGAACGGAGAGAAAGTCACCGCTTGCGGAATGAGCGATGATGACCTGGATAGATTGTGCGACATCATACCAGATATGCTCAATCCGATGTTGAGTACCGAGGAAGTCAAGGAGAAACTGCACGTTTCTGATGCTACACTCAATCGTATGGTTGCCAGGGGTGATATCCCGAACGGAGAATGCAAGAAGCGTGGGCATACCCGATATTTTAAGAAGTGGGATATACTACACTACATAAAAAGCAAGAGAAAATCATAACGTATAAGCCCTATCGCAGCACGGATAAGCGAGCATATATGAGTATGGATTATATGTTTTGTACTTTGATTATAGTAGCGATACTGCTAATCATTAACAGCACGTTCATTGCATACCTATACATTACTTATAAGTATAAGACGATAGATAAGTTCTTCTTAGCTTGGGTAACGGTGTCAACTATGATGTTGACAATGTGGTTCGGAGTAGGATTGTACCTGTATCTACAATAACAAGTTCGTAGCCCGATACACCTTATTATATAGGATATATCGGGCTATTCTATTAAAAAATATTAAAGCACACATATTTGTGTGCTAAATATTTGCATCTTTGATTTTTTCTTATTATCTTTGCAAGCGTAAATAATACAATAACTTAAAGTACAGCAAGATATGAAGAAAATTAATTTTTTCCCGAGAACAAAATCAGAGGCGATGGAAATTGCTAATGAGTATATCGCAAGTAAGGATGGTCTTGCTTACGATATGGATATGAGTGTAGAAGAAGCAAAGGCAAATGCTAAGATTGTTTGTAAGAACCTTACTCTTACAGTCACCTGTGATGGGGAGTCTCCATTGAAGCTTTACTACAAGTATGAAGATTAATTAAGATATTTTAGCCCTCGCCAACACGGATAAGTGCAATCAATATGTATAATCAGAAAGTATATGTTGTAATTTGCAACAAAATAATAATTAGTATTTTCAGTTCTAAGGAAATAGCTTTTTGCACCATTCCTCAAAAAGATGAGTTTACCGAAGTTACTCAGTCTGTCCGTACTTTTGACGGAGAGGAGGCGATGATTCCTACAAAAGATAATTTCTATTTGGATGCACCTATCTATGTTCATGTGGCAGAGCATACGGAATACATGATGGATTTGCCAGTAGAGTATAAGGAAGAAACTTCTATCTATGAAATTAAGGAGTTTGAGCTGAAATAAAACGTAATCTTTGAAATAATATTTAAATGTTATAGATATGAAAGAAACTAAGAATGCAACAATTCGCCTTCCGCAGGAAATTGCGGATTGGCTCACTAAGGATGGCAAGTCCATCAATCAAGCGGTTATTGATACTGTCAATACATTACAAAGTATAAGATTAATATCTACGACAGAGCTTCGTGGTATATTCTCAGCAAACGAATGGATGTTCCTGGCGGATTCATTCAACGGAACAATCATCAACGAGTCGATAAGATATAACGTTAAAATGCTTATCGCTCATTGTGAAGATTCAGTGATTTATGATTCACTTGATAAAAAGTACGATGTGGATATGGAAGTATTCAAGAAGAAACTCAGCTCCTTGCATTGTGCTAATGTTGATGCC